TACGGATTAAATCAATACGTCCGTCATCTTTAAATCCCCGTACAGTAACCCAGTGACGGTTACCCCAGTCAATACCTACAGAGATGAATCGGTAGTCTCCACGATTGTGAAGCGGCTTAGGTAGGTACTCGCGCTTATGCCCTAGTATATCGTCCGGCTGAACTGCTAACGCTACATCTTGGTAAGGGAACCCTAAAACGTAGTTGTAGAAATGCTGCTTTGACTCTGAGTTTATTTCTTTACGTTTAATATCATCGGCGGATAACCATACTGCATTTAATTGAGAGATTAGATATCCTCGTTTACCTTGGTTGTTTAATGAACGGTCTGCATAACGTGGTACCCATAGACCATTATACCATCTGTCTAATGGAGCCTTACACTTCTGACAGATAAAACGATACGTACCATCTCTAACTGTCTTTGCAAGTGTATCGACGCCTGACTGGTCTAAACACTCTACGTTTAAATCGTAGTCTATTTCTTGTGTGTAATTACACGCATCACATTTGTGCATATAAATACGCTGGTCTGACTCTTCAAACAATTTATGGATACCGTAGTTCGGAACAGTTGGTGTTGACCATCTACGCATAATCTTGAACTGAGATGATGCCATCGACTCGATAGCAGACTGCTCAGCTGAAGCTGGTACACGGTCATACTCATCCCTCTTACACCGCTAGTTTCCTAGTACTTTAACTCTCCTCTAGGGAGACGGGATAGACTATATCATAATCTCTAGCTTAGGTTAGAGACTCTCCGCTTTACTTCCTTGTATTTTAGAAATAGTAGAATTGATGGCTTCTCTTATTTCTTCATCATTCATTTTATAGTTAACTCTTAATAAGTTAATTCCTTCAGATTCGCAGAATTCATTTTTAATAGAATCTCTTGTAACTACACCGTTGAACTGTTCTTTCGCCCATGCAGTACCTTTAGACGCGAAGTCTACTGGTTCGAAATGCTGTATTCCATCAAACTCAATACATAAGTTTAAAGACGGTACGTAGAAATCGAAGTTTAGGGATTTAGTTGTTCGGCATTTATGGAATGATTTCTGTGGTTCAAAAGATAATAAGTTAGCCTCTAGTATTTTTCTAACTTTCATCTCGCCGTTAGATTCATTACACGTTGGACAAGTAACCCCTGCCTGTAAAGAGTAAGGTATGACATACCATTTATTCCCGCAAGGTATGTGTTCACATAATATCTTCTTTCTCATGCTATAGAATCTACCATGAAACTTATGTTCCTCACCTATTTCTCTTTTCATCTTTTCTTTGAATTGTTCTGTCGTTAATCTAGCGTTACCGCTACAGTCAGGACATCTAGAACTTCTTCTTAAGAAATTGTCCGGTGTAACTCCCCATTCGAAACCACACTCGTTGTGCCTCATCATTATTTTAGTTTTAGCTTTAGTATACTCACCAATGACTGAGTACCTAGTTCCTTCTAACTCTTCGACTTGCCTAATGAAGTCTTCTGCGAATTTATTTCTTTTACTATTTAAATACTCGTCTGTAGGTCTAGCCATTTCAAACATCTCCTTTCCTACAGAATACCATCAACTATCTTAAAATACAAGGTTTTCTTATCTAGTTCTCACTATCACCATTTTGATAGTTACCTAGAAATTTAGTCGTTAGACCTTTTCTGCCGTTAGGCTTCTTTGGTACGGGATTGGCATATCCTCTCGGACTTAGCTTTTCCCCGTTTAACGGAGTTTTCGAGATGGGTCGCCCCATCAAGCCACAAGTAAGTTTATGGATAGGTAGTCAATATCGATACCCTCTACCGCTGCTGCTTTGGAACTAGAACGGAAGATTAAGAAGCTATTTCTAATTTTCTTCTTATCTAGCGAATCTACATAAGGGTCCGTGATAGAACCGTAGTATCCGGAAGCTAGTAACGGATTTATACGTGTAGATACAAAGTCTTTCATCTGTCTGTTCGTTGGGAACGTATATAGACATTTAACACCTGCGTAACTGTGAATGTCCGCGAAGTGCATCATCTCACCTACACCAACCTCTGACAGACCTAACTGACGAGATTTTATTACAGCTTTATCAGGGTGAGTATCGTTGATTATATCTACCTGCCAAGGACGGTGAGCCTGTCTCCTTGCCGCATCTTTACCTGATACATGGAATGTAATTGGGTGTGATTTAACACTATGATTCTTCAATAAATAAGAAGAACAGTTCACCATTGTTAGTATATATGTTAGTTCTTCTTTTGTCAGGTCTGTCCTTCCGAAAGTTTGTTTAGCTATTCGTTGTATTAGTTCTCCTGTGATGTTTGACATTACTAATCTTCCTTCCTATCGTATGGTACTCCCATAATGACATTGTTAAATATTGCACATCGCGCTTTAGCTAGCACGTTGTAGTCTTCTTGTTTAATTTCACTAAGTCCCATGGCACGAGACTTTTTAACGGACTTGTACTGCGTTACATCGTCGTTCGCAATAATATCAATTTGCCAAGGTCTCTTTTGCATTAGAACGTCTCCTCATTCTCTGTATTTTGTGCGATGTCCATATCACGAATCATCTTAGCTACATCGTCATCTTGTAAACTACCAATATCGATTCTTTCTTCTCCATCCTCATCAGACTTGATTAACGTACCTTCTCGAACAAAATCATCCACAACTTTCTCTTGACGCATATTAAGCTCTGGTAAAGCGCCTGACTTGTTCTGCCCAGCCATTACATCCTCGATACCATTCAACTCTTTGAACACTCC